CTTAGCTCATTTGAGATGGGGAAACCCCCATCTGCACCCAACATAATGTTGGGCCACCAGATCCAAGGACTTCGGATCAAAGAAGGCTACGGGCTATACCACGGCCCGTAACTATCCCACCGTACTACAGGAGGTTTTACAACTCTCCACTTGATACATCTTGGTTTTGTGGTAACAACCGAGAGATCAAGTTCACTTTCCGCCTCAACACTAGGATCACGGTATATCTTTTGGAGGACAATGGAAGTAGAAGCCATTGCCCTTCGTGAGATAACACCAAGGTTCCTAATGAGTAGGGGAACATCACCAGGAACTAGGCGACCAGGTTTTTCCTGGTAACCAAGTGCCTTCCACCCATAGTGACCCCGACCGACCCGTGAGGGCCGGACCTCGTCAAAATCGCCCCAAAGGGCAATATCGCCGAGGTGTTCGGGTATGGATGGCTTGCGGAGACTTATAGGCAACAAGTCTATACAAGTAAGATAGCAGATTTTGAAACGCCCGTCTAATCCATAGCTGAGCCTTGCCCAGCGACGAATTGAATTGGCGAACCAAATGAGCCTATCTGGTGATGCTATATCCTTTCGGATATAGAATGGTGTCACATCAACTCCAAGGAAATAGTGTTTACCACAACTTTCCCTGAAGGGCCCTTTATGGAATGTCTTCTTGGTATTCGGGCTGAAGCCTAAATACTTTAGAAGCCACATGATCGTATGAAACGAATCAATGTGGACAATTAAGTCATCACCATAAACAGCACTTTGATGTGTAGCCAGATTAAGGAGATCGTACACACTTTCGATGATTGCCCAAAAGATCAGGCTTTCAAGCTCAAATGTGAAACCGTTCCCCATACTGGATACCTTTTGGTAGTTAACAACCCTACCATCCGGCATAGTGCCTGATTCAGAACGAGACTGCTTCAAGGCCTCGAACCAATCAGACGGTAGTAAAACCTCGACTAGCTTCAGAGAAACAGTATCTGAGGCAGAACTAAGATCAATAGTTGCGTATTCGTCAGTTAAACTGGCGATGCCCGCAAGTTTTTGATTCCAAGTTTGATCATCGAGATTTACACCTACACGTTTAAGACGACGCCGAATAACACCACCGAGACCTTTCTGAATATACATATTCATATCGGGTTCAATGGCAATTACGCGGTTGGTCTTAGCACTCTTAGGTACAGTAGTAACTCTATTTCCGGGGACTATCTCGAAGAGCTCTTCGGCCTGTTGCCAGACCGGTAGATTCAAGAAATTGACCGGATCCCGCTCGGCTAGGAGGTAATTAAACCAACTAGGTACGCATTTCACCGCGCACAAAGCGAGTAGAGAGTTTGCCTTCGTCGAATGTGGTTTCACACCACCATATTTGAAGTACGCATCTCCACGGCTACGGTTAACAGAAGTTGAAGCTCCTGGTCCGAAACCGAAGTGAACAGAGCACTCGTCCCAATTTAATGGGCCGAGCAGCTTTGCTATCTTTACCCGAGCAGTCCATATGAACGACTCAGGCGAGTAAGGGGTTAACAATCCCGACTCGTAGCTAACTGACAAACGTTTGTTTGTTGCACTGCACGACTGTTCGGAGAGATCAAACTTCGCTAAGGCCACAGCATCACGATCAATACCAAGGTCGAATGAATCGAACTTGGACATTAACTCGCAAACGAGGTAGTCATCGCGAAACTTGTCTGGACAAATGTAGTCAGTAGGTTTTACTGACATGTCCAAAAGGCTCGCAAACTCACCCTTTCGAGTAAGCATGTAAGCTTTATCTCCGACTAGGCTTCCCACGCTTTTGAAGACGTGTTCCGCTAAAGTCGTTGCTGCACTTTCGAATCGACGGTACATACCGGTTAACCCGGGATGAGACTGCTTGGTTTTCATGGGGAGACATCCTCAATGAAAGCGGTGAATGGTTGAAGTAAGCCTTATTCCACATTGGAAATCGGCCTATTATCCGTACGCAGGATCCAAATTACCGACAGCGTCCGTAAAGGGCGTGGAGGCAACAAGGTTCTGAATTCGGAGCTTCAAATCCGTTCTCTCCGCAGCAGTCGAGTTCGCCGGCTGAAGCAAAGTAATGAAGACTTGCGATGTACGCAAGAGATCACCAATTGCAGCAGTCGACGTACCCACCGTCTCAACGATCGGCAGAGTAAGCTTAAACTCCGTCCGAACAACTGACGAGTTGTTAGCTTGAGTCATCTTCTCGGTAAGGAAGGTAAATGAATTACCATACCCACCGCCTCGATAGGCCCAAGTAGCAACACCGTTAGATGTGCCGTTTGGAGCGTACACGACCGTATTAAGGGTCACATTAGCTTGCTGTGTCATGATCAATGATCACCGAAAGACAGTCTAGGGTCAAAAGACTTGCGACTGTTGTCAACGACGGAAAGCACCCGCGAGGAGAGACATCGCCTCGGCAATGTGGGTACTTGACAGTGGATTTTTGAAGGATGGGAATCCGGCCCATGGAGAAGTAGCAAATAAAGAACGGGTCATATTAAAACCCCGAGCTTTATAGGTGTCGCCGTGGAACCCAACTTTACTGGCATTAATGCCAATAGAGGCAAGTACTGCGGCGTCAGTCCTGAAGCTACTATTAGACGACATGCGAGTCATCCTTGTTTCAGTGCCAGAGTCAAAGATCCAACCTAAATCAGCATCTAGCGTTGATAGCCAGTTGCCGACAGGAAGGGCCCAGTCTAAAGCAAAGGAATAAGGAATCTTCTCCCAAATTGCCTCAAGAGGGTTGGTAACCCCCAGAGAAGCAAATGAGGCCAGTAAACCGTTGTTAAGACGGTAATACAGTACTACTCTGCAATTATGGATATTTTCGTCCACTTTTGCAAAATAATAACCATGAGTGTGACTGCTATACTTATTGCTAAAAGTGACATCTCTCTGGCGTGAAGTACCCATAACCCGGAATTTATAAATCTGGGCGGCTGCTTCACGTTTTGAAAGAGCATTACAGCTAGAGTATACGTCAGACATCATGGGCCTCCAACCATACATCATTTCGAGATATGCTTTCGGAAGTTTATAGGCTTGATAGCCGTTCTTCCTATGCAAATTTCGCTTAACACTAGCTTTAACCTGGCCCCAATCTTTGGCGCGATGGTTTCGGAAAGTGTTAACTTGCTCGGCGATACGTTTAAACGTATCAACAAACAGACTTTCTGTTTGTTTACGCTCTGCAAAAATGACAGCAAGGTTAGGACGGTTCTGTTTCAGCTGCAATAATGCCCGACTTCTTGCTACCTGTGAAAGGTAAGCAGGAAACGCGGCGACGCTGCTTAATCCAGTATTGTCCCAAGCCTCTCCATCTCTATATTCCCGTTTATTCGGGCAATAACAGGATCCTCCTGATGTTGCACAAGTAGTGACGGTACATAGAGGGTTCGGGTTGTGGACTAACTTCGAGTGTGACCAAGCCGACGGATTTCTCCAACCGGTCCTGTGATTCTTCGGATTGTTAACCGAAGCAGGTCTCACCTCAACAACTTGGCGATAAATCTTACTAACAGAACTAATCTGACTGAACGGACCGGTACAAGGATCTTGACCGGTGGCCCAGGCAGTAGCAATGGTAGTTTGGTTAGTCGTTGCGTTAATTGCGGGAGTGGTCATTAATATTACTCGAAGCTGGTATGCGGCTAGGGGGTCTCGTGA